CATTCTTCCTACATCCATTACCAACTGTTTTGCAGTTGAAATAAGGGAGAGAAGCAATGTATCATCATCTTCAAAATCAATCCGCAGATATTGCTTGACTTCCTGTAAAGTTACCACCCACTCCAACCCCTTTCTCTGATTACGCTTTCATGCCAAGTGTCTTTACGGCTTCGGTCAGAATCAATCTGCCATCGACACGCTGAGATGCGAGGAATCCAACCTGACCATTCATGGCAAAGACCTCATTCAGCCGCTTAAAGGAACGTCCCTGCCGGTCGCCGATCCAATAATAACTGAAATCACCAAAAGCAAGGCACTTTGCACCTGCCTTGATCTCCGGCACATAACTGGAAGTGTAGTACGGACGATTCAGAATGGTATCCGGTACGCCTGCCTGCACGGACGGATTCCAGATATAGTTTCCGGTGCTGTCCTTCAGCTTACGAAGTGCCTTTACTGTAGAATCGTTCAGTACCCATACAGCTTTCTTCCGATACGGGCTTCTCAGAGAATAGAACAGTTCCAGAACATCATCGAAAGTGATATTTGCAGTGCTGGTTGTTGCCCCGCTTTCTGCACCGCCCGTTGCAGCGAAGATACCGGTCGGCTTGCCCTTGCCATCACCAATGAAGAATGCCTCTTCTTCCTTTGCACCGATTCTTCTTGCAAATTCTTTTGCAATATAGGACGGCAGGTCAAAAGCAGCATCATTCAGCAGTTCCTCAGAGATCTTAATTGCTGTGCCAACCTTGTACGCACCGAGGGAAGCCTGTCCAAAGGTATCATCCGACAGCTTATATGCGTCCTCCTCATCCATCCAGGCAGCTTCGCCCTTAGAAGTAACGATGGGAATCTTTCGATCACCGGAGGAAGTTTTGATAACGGTTGCCAGCTGCCGGAAAATGTTTTCTTCGGTCAGGGCTTCTACCAGTTTTCGTTCGTGAGGTAGCAGTGTGCCGCCTTATCATCTTTCGATGACAGGTT